CAGGACAGCAGGACGACTTGGCCGCTCGTGCGGCGCCAGGCTTTGGCAAATGCACCGGCGCCGATCTGGGCAATGTGGCGGTCTACTACTGAGCTGAACTCGTCGATGACAGCAAGGGCCGGCGCCTCGCAGACCAGCCTGGCCAGCGTGGCGCGGAACTGCTCACCCATCGACAACACGTTAAACGGCCGCAGCCAGGCGGGCACCGAGCCGAGGCCAACAGCCGACAGCGCGGCAGGAACCTGGTCGAATGCGCCGCCCGGAGCGATCGCGTCGATGATTGGCTGATCCTTCGGCCAGCGCGGGTTGTATGGCGCCTTGAACTTGCGACCAATGCTGGTCTTGCCTGAGCCGGATGGCCCAACCACAACGCCGATCTGCCAGCTCATATCCTCGATCGGAAGGTCGGCGTCAATGACAACCTCATTGCCTTGGTCAACGTTGAATAGTGACTTTACCCGTGCGGCCCGGTAGCTGTTGGAGTCTACGCAGCGGTGCTCAATATGAACTTTCATACGCACACCACCCTTACTTTGTAGCCGCCGCTCTTGAGCTGCTCAAAGGTCTGCTGTTGCGCTTGCTCGTCTTCGCAGACGATGATGACGCCGAACTGGGGCTTGTACTTATAGCCGTTCGGCCCTGGTGGTTGCTTCGGTTGTTTTGCCATGACGGCCTCCGTTCTCGGCGCTCAGTGGCGCACATGATGGGAAGCTCGCGGCTTTCTGATTGAACGTGCCACAGCGTGGGCACTTGATCTGTACTTCGCTCGATTCGGTTGCCTTGGCCAGCAACCGGTTGCACTTTCCGCACCTTAACTCTTTCAACATCTGCAAAGCCTTTTCAATTCTGGTAGCCTTGCCCCGCACTCGCGAGTGTGGGGGGCCCTGGGCTGGCTTGCAGCTACTTCTGCTTGTTAGCGGCCGGGTCAGGTGTTGGCGCACCTGGCTCGGTCGCCTCTCGTTACTACCGCGACTGGGGCACCTCGTCAGTCTGCATCTCTTAGCTCCCACATCGCTTCAATCTCGGCATCTGTTATCGCCCTGTCGTACAGCTGCACATCCCACTGTTTTGACGGTGAAGGGTTTCCACCGCCAGACGACCGGCTCAGCCACCACTGTCCAGGTGACGCGGCTAATGAAAATGATCTAACCACGCTGAACACCAACACACCGTCTTTGAATCCCGACCAGACGCCCGCGTTGTATCTGTACACAATCATGTGAGGTGTTTCCGTGTCCCCAGAGCTCAGCGGGATCTGGCTGCCCGGTCGGGGGTCGCTACCCGCGCCTCCAGTTCGGAAGAACTCCATCTGATTCGTGACATATTGATAGATAACCGCAGCCGAGTTGCCCCTATTCAAAACGTACTGGCTGGCTGCAGCTGAGCCCGCGATGAACAAAACAATCGTCCAGCCGCCACTGCTGCTAGTACCCAAGCTCAGTGCGGTCGCTGACGGTGATGTGATAACTGTCGTACCTGTACCCAGCGCTACCCCGGATGCGATCCCACTAAAGCCCGCTACCGGATCGACGGATACACCTGGAGCATCAAATGTAGTTCCCGCCAACGTCCCGTGGTATGAGTTTCCTGAGTGGTCTACCGCCGTTGTCCCAGTCAACTCATTCAACGGCCACCACAACAGGGGGGCCAGGTCCGCGACTTGGTCGCTGTAGCTCGGCTCGTAGGTCCCTACTTGAAAACTGCACTGCAACGTCTGTAGCGATGGAGCCCCATCGCGCAGCGAAAAAACCTCGACGCGGGCCTGACCACCGTCGCTGGGGTCCCAAATGATCTCAGGGACGGATAGGCCGGCGCTTTCAACGTCGAGTGAGTCGTTCATGAAACATCTGACGGTGTAAGTCGTGCCAGCCTCGGGGCCGATAGAGCCGGCTGTCGCGTCAATCAACTGATCTGACTGCATCACCCGGTCTCGGTGAGACCACTCAATAGATATAGGGCCCGTGGCCTCGTCAGGGTATGCCTGACCATTGATTAGAAGCCCAGCAGGCGGGTACGGCCTAAACCATCGCTGGTCTATGTCCACGGACAGCAGTAACGCCGACTCTAGAGCAAGCTCGTCAATGGAGGTGCGGGTTAGCAGCTTTGCATTAACGGTATCACCGTCGAGATATTGCGCGCCGTCGCTTGCCCCCCAATCGCCGCAGAACCAAACGCGGCTGCCTGGGTCGTGCTTCCAGCGCACGGTATCTGCGCATGCCCGACCGAGGGTGACAGTGAGTGCATCCTGGTCAATCGCGTCTACGCGCACGATCTCGTCATCCCAAAGCGCCCAGGTGCCCAGTTCCACAAGCTCAAGCCCGGACGCCCCGCTCAGGGTAAACGCTGTGTCCATATACCCGGCCGCCTCTACGACCAGCGCAGATGGGCACCACTCCCCAGTTCCGGCCTCATCCAGCTCGCCGCCTGCAGGTGCCGAGTACAGTGAGTAGTTCAGGCCGCTGCTGGGAGCTGCGGCCATAGCCATGATTACTCCAGAGTCTTCCGGGAACGCAGCCAAGTCGCCGGCCGACAGGTTGGCCACCACTTCCACATAGGGAGCCTCGATTAACCGTTGGGCTGGTGCAGCTACTGGCGCTGGGTACAACGGCGGGGTATGGCTTTGCTGTGCCGCAACATAGGAGGTCTCCGGCATTGAGTACACGTCTTCGACCACCTTCATCTTAATACGGCCGTCTTTCAGGCTTCCGTAGTCAATATCGCCGAGGACGACGACCATGTCTGCAACGCCATACTCCGGCGCGCTCAGCCGGACCTTCTGGCCTTTTCTAAGGCGCCACAGGTCGCCACGACGGTTGGTGGTCAGCGTGGCCTTCATTAGGGGGGTAGATTTTGCGCCGAGGTCTCTTGCCTGCACCCGCAGCGCCAGTGGCTCAACGGGAAGCTCTGGATATTTGACTGTTTCAGGGTTTACCTGGCCAGCTGCGTGAACCGCGCCCCGTGACTGAATAGGAGGCGTGACTCTCTTTTTATTGGCCTCTACGTCGTACCACTCAACAACCAGTTCGTTAACTTGCTCTGTGATAGTTGATGGTTCCAGCGACAGAGACTGGATGTCATCGTCTTCGATTACAGGCAGTGACTCAGGGCTTTCGGTCGGTCGAATCAGGTCTAGGTAGTACTGGCCGTCTTCTCGCGACTGGGTTAACGCGCCCCCAATGACATTTAGAATGCGCTCCTGAAAGTCTTCTATGTCCTCATCAAACTTGTACTCAGTGCATATCCCGAAACCCTCATCAAACAGCTGGTCGGCAGCTGCTCGAAAAGACGCATCGTTGATAAGAGCCACCGGCTCACCCTGCATGTCTCTGGCCGTGACCGAGTCATAGAGCACATGGGCGGGGTTCATTGCCAACAGCTCGTACTCTCCCTGATCCATCCACAGCGCGGCGAATATGTTGGTCGGCGAGCCGGATGGCACTGCGTCGAGAACCTTTAGGACGACTACATTCTGAGCCTGTATCAACGAGCCAGGCACCGTCGCCAGGTTGAGATAAGGATCAGCCGTCGGCGTGGTTGGTATCGCTTCACCATTTACCCATAACCAATGCCCATCGTCGTGGGCAACCCGGATATCGAGTGGCAACCCCGGTAACGCAGAGAAGGACCGGCGGAGCCAGATTCCCCGACCCTCGACCCCGGACGGGACAAATGTGTTGTTGTCAAAGCCTCCTAACGACGTGGAACCGAACCCACCTCGGCCAGTGGACCAGCCGGAATCATCGTAGTCTGGCGAGCTGAAATCGGCGCTACTACCTGGTGGCTCCACGCGATATCGCCAACCGTCATCATCGTAATCAAAGTTGGCATAACCCAGCTGAATGACTGCCTTCTCCGGGTACCAAGGCGCATCGTTATCCCAGCCTTGCAGAATCCGCCGCACCTTGAACTCAGCACGCTTCGGATAGGGGTTCATTGCTCCCCAGATTCCGCCGCGCCAGATGGCCATCGCCTTGCCCCGGTAGGACGGCTGATCGGCGCCGAGCTGGGCGGTCAGGTAGTCATTGGGCAACTGGTCGGCGTCGCCGAGTTGAATGTCCATATAGCCCTGCAGGCCGCCTTCCTTCTTTTCGCCACCCCACAGGTTCTTGGCGTTCACGTAGATCCGGCTGCTCTCAGTGACGATGCCGCGCCAGGCAGTGCGGCCGCCGGCACGGAACTCCAACACAGCATCCAGCTTGCCCAGGCTCAGCGCGAATGCCTGCAGGTACTTGTACCAGTAGCCGACCGTGACCTTCTTGCCGCCGCCGCTCATTCTGCGGGCTCCTCGTTGCTGCGCTCGGATTCATGCGCCCAGGCGACCAGCGCCTTGGCCAGACCGTCACCGGTAGCCAGAAACTGCTCCTCATCAATGCCGCCGTGACGGAACGCATACCAATCGAGGCCATGGCGGGCGAAAAAGTCGCGCGCCTTGCCGTTGCACCATCCCGGCTTCGTGCCGGTACCGGGAATGGTGTGCAGGTGCTTGAGGGTGATCTTCACTTCTTGCCCCCTTTCGAGCGGATCGGGATGGTGCCCATTTTTTTGAATGCAACCAAGCTGGGCTCTGAAACCCAGACGGTGCCGTATACCTTGCGCAGCTTTACGCCTTCCTCGGTCGTCGGCGCGTTGCCTTCCTGCACCGCTGGCGTCTCCTGTTTCGTCCGGACTGCGGCCATCAGTGCGACGGACACAACCAGCACCGCCAGGAATACCCACATGCTTTACCTCCTCACCACACCGGGTCGCCGGAATACGGGTCTTCGAGCGGCATGTGCAGATTGCCGCCGTAGTTGATTTGGTTCTCCAGCTCGACGCAGGCAGCCCAGCTATGCGCGCAGCCGGGGTATGTCGTGACGACCAGATCCGCTGCCAGACCCAGCGCGCCATAGTCAATGGTGATGGCGTCGCCCGAGTGCTCGCGGATGGTGCGAATCTCGGTCGCGCCGTCCGCTCGCACCCACTCGATAAAGCCGCCGGCTAGCCGGCCGGAGGCATACGAGGTGAACTCGGCTGCAGTCAGCGTCAGGCCGCTGAGCGCTGTGAGGGTGGCGTCGAACTTGAGGGGCGCGGTATACGCCGTCAGTTCCAGGCCGACGAGCAACTGGGCATCCCAGCTTTCGAGGGTGATGGTCTGGCCCGAATGGCTGACGATTGCCACCTGGTGGAGTACTTCCTCGGTATCTGTCCACTCGACCGTGCCGCCAGCCAGGGAGCGCGGTGCGTCTGCGAACTCAGCCGCTGTGATGTTCAGAGTCAGCTCGGCGACGTCGGTCAGGGTGCCCGGTACCGGGACTGCGTCAGGGTCCAGGTTGCACATGCCACAGCCCCGACCGTAGAGGACCAGGTCGCAGCCAACGGTGAGGCGACGCGGCGAGCCGGTCCTGCGGCCGCGCGTGCTTGTCGGCTCGCAGGTCAGCTCCAGCTTGTCGTCATTGAATACGGGGCCAACCACGCGCCCTTGGGCCTCAACGATGGTTTCGGTCTCGCCAACATGCCGGCACAGCACCGTCAGGGTGATGACCTCGCTGGGAGAGTACGGTAACCAATTCGAGGCAACAGCGGCGGAGCGCGGCAGCTCGACCTTAAAGGAGCGCCGGCCTTTCTCAGCGCCCTGACGAATGTTCGGCGGCTTGATCGGCAGCGGTGAGTACTCGTCCTCGCCCAGGGTCATCACGCGATCAGCCGAGGTGTAGCACCAGGTGATCGGCCCCCGTGCGAACTTGTAGAACAGCACTGGCTTGCCGCCGAACCAGGACCCCTCAAGCAGACTCACGACGCACCCCCAGGAAATCCAGTTTCACCTCGGTCACGCCATCCCCGTCGGTCTCGTGTAGCAGCTCGACGCGGTCGCTGGCCAGCTCGCTCAGCGCCATGAACGATACGATCAGCACTTGGTGCGGCTCGATGGCGCGGCCGAGGGCAGAGTCGATGGTCAGGGTCTCGTTTGCGCCGGCTGCGACGGCTGCGGTAATGCGTCGGTACAGGACTGTGCTGTCAGTCAGCTCGATGCGGATATCGCGGCGGCCCGGCTGGGCTCGGCCAAACAGGCTGTAGCCGGCCCACTCGACGGTGATGGTGGTGGCCACCGCCGTTACCGGGGCGACGATCAGCAGATCCTGCGCCCAGCTCGGTACCCACACATGGCCTGCGCGGCCGCGCAGGCCGTAAAGCAGCGAGCGCATGGCGGCCAGCTCTGCGCGGCTGCCCAGCAGGTACCGCAGGGACTGCTCGCGGAATGCGCGGCCGGGGCGATCGATGATGGTGATGGCGCCGGTGTCTTCGTCGATGACGTTGGTCATCCGACTGAAAGAGCTTTTCAGGTCGTCGCCGGTATCGGGGCGCATATCGAGCACTGGCCAGCCCTGGTACATGGTTGCCGGTAGCACGGCCGGCCAGTCTGAAGGCTCCTCGATCCGCATGACGACAGAGCGGGTGCCGGCGGTGTCAGTCCACGCCGCTTCCTCGGGCTGGCGATCGAGACGCGCCAGGCGTGCCGGGTACAGGCGAGAGCCTGCGGGCCAGGCGCGATCGGTCGGCAGGCCGGTGGTGATGTAGTCCTCGCCGACGTCCTCGATGACGGCCAGCCACCAGTTGTTTACCGAGGCCCACACCACGACCAGGCTGTCGGCGAAAAGCTCAAAACCTGCTGTCTTGCAGGGGATGGTATCGACGCCGGCATCGATCGCAGGCAGCAGCTGCACATCGTGCCAGATCGGCAGCA